AATTAAAGAAATACAAAACAAGACTGCTTACCCCGAAAGTGCAAGTGTACAACAAGCCTTATTACAAGTTTGGAATGAAGTAGCGCAGAAATACGAAACCTTTAACACCAAAGAGAGATGAAAGATTACATTGTATCCGATCCAGGAGATGAACAAGAATACATCGAAGTAAAATGAAGCCAACACTCTTTTGGAAAGTAGGAGATACCTACTACACAGATTACGAAGAAGCACTTAAAGCATTGAACAATGAGTGAAGAGATTAAAGACGAACAAGGTCAAATGATTTATGACATAGGCGTTAAACTTTCTTGGAAAAAGAAAAGAGGTAACGGCTATATCAATATGTCTATAGGTACAGAGGACAGACCATTCCAATTTGTTACTCGTGCAAAGACCATAGACCACATCAACAGAAACCCTGAGATGATGGCTAAGATGATGTCCTTCAATGGACTAACGGGCAAGAGCGTTTATGACTTCCATATCTCTAAGGAATTTTACAGAAAAGAGATAAGCAGAAGTTTCAATCACAAAGAAGAAGACTATACAAAAGAATTTGGAGAATGAGTTTAAGCAAGTTTATATACACCGCAGAAGAGTTAAAGGGCAATTTAACTACTTTAAGAGAAGAGGGCATCCAAAAGGGTGCTTGGACAGGGTTCGATTCTCTGTTCGATAAGTATTCAATGAAGAAGGGTTCTACCACATACATCTATGCTGGTGCCCACCAAGGAAAGTCGCAGTTTGGATTTGAACTGATGATGAACCTCGCAGAGTACAACGATTGGAAGTGGGCAGTGTACTCCCCAGAGACGGGTTCGCCAACAGAGGTGTTCGCAGAATTGATGTGGGTATACCTACGCAAGCCCTTCCTTGTTAACGATACAATGACTGCCACAGATGAGGAGACAGAGAAAGCATTTGAGTTCATCAATAAGCACTTCTACATCATAGACAGTGGACTGCAAGACCTATCCATAGAAGGGTTTTATAGTGCAGTGGAAGAGATTGAGAACGAGCAGTTCATAAAGATTGATGGTTGCTTCATCGATCCATTTACAGAGATTAAGACAGATGTATCCAAGGGGATACGAGACGATATAGCCATTGGACAGATTCTTACTAAGGTGCGTAAGCACTCAGCTGAGAGAGACTTCCATACCATAGTTACCGTACACACTAAACACCAACAAGCGAAGTATAAGAATGGAGTTCCCTATGTAGATAAGCCTACGATGAACGACATTGCCGGGGGGATGCAGTGGTCAAGAAAGGGGATGATGATACTAAACGTATGGAGATGCCCCTTTGGATTAGAGGACTCTAACGGAGTACCTTACGAGCCAAACCAAGTAGAGATTACAGTTGTTAAGGCCAAGCCAAAGATTGTAGGTAAACTTGGTAAGGTAACCTTGTTCTACGATAAACTAACAAATAGATATTATGAGTACGACAAAAGCGGAAACAAACAATTCGCCTACCCACAGCCTAATTCGTGATAGAAGAAAGGCATTCGCTGAACTGATCAGAGCCTTCTTAAAGTTCAATGTGCCATCGGCTAAAAAGATAGAGGTTCACCCTAATGGTAGCCTATCAATAAACGACCACATATATAAGGTAGACATCTCTGACTTTACTGGCATTGATGATAGCCTTGGATACATCTTCTTTAACCCTTCTAACGGTAGGCTTTACATACAGAAGGATAATGTTAATAAGATTTATAAATTAGAGGTTGATTTATTAGACAATAAAGACTAACTTAGTACTATGGATACAAGAGATTTAATCATTGAAGTATCTGCGGAAGTTACTAACTTGCTCTTAGAGAAGAATGCTGCCTACGGGGACTCAGCCCTTAACCCCGTAGGTATCTTCTCAAGGGGAAACGCAGTGGACAGTCTATGTGCAAGGATAGATGACAAGCTTATGCGTATTAAAAGTAAGGGGATTACTGATGCTACCGAAGACACCGTCCAAGATTTAATAGGCTACCTAATCCTATTGAAGATTGCCCTACGCCAAGAATAATGAGTTGGAAGAAGAATGAAGATCAACTCTTTGAACACCTAAAACAAAACTATATTCCAGACCTTGAATGGTCGGAAGGTCAATACAATCACTACGATTGTTACTCGCTTACATTCTCTATAGATGTAGAACTAAAGTGCAGAAATAAGCACTATGATGATTTAATCATCGAAAAATACAAGTACGATAAGCTCATCGCAAGAGCGAACAAGTTCGGTACTATTCCTGTATACATCTCTAAAACACCTGAAGGCATATTCGCCTTTAATCTATTGTCATTAAACGAACCTAAGTGGGAGGTCAGAGGTATGCCTAAGACTTCACACTTTAACGATAGACAATTTGTCGATAAGGAAGTTGGATATTTTAACATAGCCTATGCAAAAAGATACAGTTGAAATAGAATTCTTCTTACCGAAACCTCCAAGCCTAAATCAATACTTTAACAGTAAGCATTGGGCTATAAAAGCAAAGCATAAGAATGAATATAACAACCATATTAAAGAACGTATGGACCAGTATGATAAGTTTTTTGCTGGTACCTATCGCATTGACATTGTTCACAACACTCGCCTTGATTGCGACAATACCATTATTGCTGTTAAGTTTATCTCGGATTACCTTAAGGACAACGGATATGTCCAAGACGATACAAGGAAGTATTTTAAGGGTCTTAGTATCCGTGTTGCAGACGATGGAGAAGATATTGAGAAGAACACGATTTTTGTTAAAATAAAACTTTATGATTATGAGCAATCGTAACTACCAAACTTGTAAATTAATTAAGAATCGCATTGACTTATACCTCTTTGAGATGGCTAAGTTATTTACGAACCTTGGTACGGATTCGACTATTGAAGAAATTCAAGCTGCTTACACAAGAGAGAATGAAATGATAGATAAGATAGCAGAACTCGATCCCGACAAGGCATTATCTATTAGACCGTATGGACATTGATCAGCCCTATAACGAAATCACTTCTACAGAAGCAGACTTCATAATTCTATTGTATGAGAAAATACGAGAGCTTGTCTTTAAAGAAGAGAAGATTACGTTGGTACGCCTGGGTTATGAACTCAACATCAGCTCCGCTGAACTTTCAGATTACTTATTTGACATCGTCAAAATAGTAGACCATATTGAAGAAGAGATACGACAAAGATAATATAGAGCACGAGGCATTAATTTCTGTAGAACAAGGCAGGATAACTAATGCACTTGGTAGGTTTATATTGTCCAGAGCAGAGGAAATCGTAAACTATTCTTTCTACACAAATGGTAACGAGGAGCTACGCCAGGCATTGGTCGATGATGCTGTGATGCGTGTGTGCGAGAAATTTCTATACTACTACAAAGAAGATAAGAGTGCTGCCAATCTAATCATTACGATGATTTATTCCACAATGTACAATAAGATGGTTGGACTAAAATGGAAGGATGTATATGGGCAAAGAATCAAGGGAAACCTATACACCGTAAGGGATGGTGAGAAGGTAAAGCTCTTGATTAAATATATTAAAGACGATTTCTTAAGTAAAAAACTATGATTGATATTTATAACGATTGGATATTAGTATCCTCAGTAGGATTAATGTTTTCTTTTTTGTTTATATTTGAACCTTACGGTTGGCTAATGGAGAGGATATTAAATTTCAAGCCATTTAACTGCGTTCTGTGCCTTTCTTTTTGGTGTAGCCTTATCTTGTATAGTGCAATGGGAGTTAATCCATTATACGCCATTTATACGGCTTTTATTGCAGAGTTATCCTATAGAAAGTTGGTCAATGAGTAACAAGAAAAATGTAAATTCTAATAGCGATTGGCTCTTCCTATATTGGGACGAGCCTATTTTTTCTAATACTAATACTAACGACAATGCCGATACCAACCCCAGCCAAGAACGAGAAACGCCCTGAGTTTATTGAAAGATGTATGAGTGATAGCACTATGATCAGTGAGTATCCCGACACATCACAAAGGCTTGGAGTGTGTTATACCTCTTGGACGGCTGAAGCTAAAAAAACAAAATGATGGAAGGACTGATCTCAGATTTCCACTTCTACTTTGAGTACCGAGAGTTCGATTCACCCGATGCTCCCGGCTCCTACGAGAAGATGGATATCAACTTTTTAAACAAGCTTACTGAGGCTCGTAAGATTGCAGCCATAGGCTTTAAAATCACAAGTGGCTATAGAACACCGTCTCACAACGAGAAAGTTGGTGGTGTACCCTCAAGCAGTCATACCCTCGGACACGCAGTAGATATTTATGCACCAACCTCAAGACAGAAATATATTATTATTAACTCCCTTCTTCAAGCTGGGTTCAATCGCATTGGTGTAGCGAAGAACTTCATCCACGTTGATGATGACCCAAGCAAGAATGAAGATGTAATTTGGACCTACTAATGAACGACACAGATTTTGGATTTGGCGAGGACTTCGCTGACTTCGTAGATGAACTAACAAATGATGAGAAAAACAATAACGCTCAATGCTCAATCGATAATCCAGAGTGTGAGAGCTGTAGTGGATAATAACTATGAACCCATTAAAGAAACTTCTGACAAGCAATGCCAAGGAAACTGTGGAAGCAGTTGCCAATGTGGTAGATAGATTTGTATCTACTCCCGAGGAAAAGGAGGCAGTTCGTCAGAGCATAGAAGCAGAGATTACCAAGCGTTGGCAAGCGGATTCACTTACCGATTCTTGGCTATCTAAAAATGTACGTCCCCTAACCCTTGCAGTCGTAATGATATTCCTTGTACTTATGACCTTCTTTGAAGGATTTGGTATTAGTAGTATTAACGAAAGATGGATAGGATTATGGGAACTGGTAAGCGTAACAGTGATAGGCGGGTACTTCGCAGTAAGGACCGTGGACAAGAGAACCAAAGTAAAATAAGGTGGTGCGAATCTGCACCAGTAGAATGTACTTGTTCAAGTACTTGTAAGAATAAGGGGGGCAAATAGCCTCCCTTTTTTTATTCAGATATCATCTTAGC